AGATTGGGAAGCATTGGGCGCAGGTCCAGATGCAGCCGCAGGTAAAATTTTTACTGCTTCAACTAACGGTGTTGGCTTAACTACTGATGGTTATGTTTATCCAATTGGTGTTTGTACATTAGTAAATACGGCTGATGCAAGTTTGACTAGAAATCAAATGAACATTAATCTAAACAAAGCTAGTGGATCAGATGTGTATGCGGCTTATGTTACTGACCACTTTGCTGTTGACTTCACTGACAATGGCATAGATGAAAATCCAGGTACTAAGTATATTGCAACATTGGACGGTGCAAGTGACACACCGGACGATTCAACAGGCTTAATTTATGTAGCAGTTGATAACTATTGCTAATCAGTTTATACTGAAACAAAAAGCCGCTTCATGCGGCTTTTTTTATGAGATTTTGTAATTTAGTTTGAACCACATCAAAATTTATTGTGTTAAACAATCCGGGATGTAATGGTTTTGGATAATGTAATTGATCTAACCATGCATAGCCACAATGTTCATCGTTTAATGTGGGTATGAATTCTTTCTCTATCTTGCAAAAAAATGTATGATAAGTGAATGTATTATTAACAAATTTTTGAATGGGTATTAATTTTGCATCGTTGGGAAAATAACTTATTTCTTCTAAGCATTCACGTTCAAGACCTTCAAACAGAGTTTCATTCTGTTCTATTTTGCCGCCGGGTATACCCCAATTGCCCGGATTCTTATCATCACTGCGTAATAGGTATAAAAATCTTTGAGTGTCTTGTGAATAAAAAAATACACCTGCAGAATTATTATAGATGATATTAGTCATACTATGATTTATCACAGTATTAGATTACGATAGAATAATCCCCTTGCTCATACCATCCTTCGTATGATTTCATCCACATACTTTCTGCCCAACGATATTGAACTTCAGTCGTTAGGTTAGTAACATATTCAAGATTCAATGTGTTAACACTATCAAAACTTACTACCCAATCAAGACCATCAAATTCAATAATGTCATTAGCATTAGCAACTACATTACCCCATGCAATAGATGGATCAGTATTCAATTCACTGCCAATAGCCTCTACAATAAGATAACGCTGACCTGATTCAGCCTCTGGCAATCCATGACCTGGACCTTTTAGTAACGGGTTGACAACACTATCTACAGCCTGTAAAGTATTTTCTGGCAATGTGTCAACGTCAATATCATATATTAATAATCTATCATCAGTTGGATTAAACGCAATTGTACCTACAATCTCGGTATCCATATATGGATTCTGTAACCAAATCTGACTGATACCGGGGCGTACAGTGCCATATACATTCAATACACTTTGCCAATACACGGTTGTATCAGGGTTAGTTGGTAAATCTAAGTCTGTATTTCTTGGATAAAAAGCCTCGTTGCTAGGTAATATTTGTAATGTGTTACCTATGAACAATATTTTATAACCATAGGGGGTAATCTTTTGTCTAGTTCCCAATAACATATCATCATCTTGCATATCTGTAAGAGCATTGCCCTTAAATATACTAGCAATAATTTTATGAATAACACCAAGTTTCTTAATCTTAGCAGGACTGCTAATCCAGATTGGCATCCAAAACTTCCAAGTCAACACATCAATAGGGTTGCCAGTACCTTGTGGTATTGTTCTACTGCTAAATGTCAATCCATCTTGATATACAACACTTAAACTGGTCCAATCAATAAAGTTATCTGTGCTTTGTAGTTCCATACTAGGATTGAATAACACACCTAGTTGTTCTATCAATTCTAATTTTTGCAAATAGTTAGTTGTCCAAAAATCTACTGTTATTCGTAATGTATAGGGAACTGGCATTACACGTTCTACTGTAAATGCTTGCCCTTGTGTTGTTTGATAACTTTGAGTCTCTGTATTATACTGACGTTGGCGAACACTTACCTTATCAATAAAATAAGGATCCTGTGTTCTTTTCTGATCATATTCTAATCCACTAATGTAATACGTAATCAAAGGCGCGCTAGGTAAACTGCTAGGGCTATTCTGTGCAATTTGCGTACTAGCCATACGACTTGAATCACCATATTGAATAGGGACACGTATAAGTATGTCATTACCTGCAGGGTCTTTGCCTTTAGTTACTTGCCAATTGCTGAAAATTCTTGCAAACTGAATTAAGAATCTTCTTATTTGATTGTCGTAAAAAAACTGTGCCATTATAAACCTTAATCTGGTTGTATCGTCAATAGTGTTGACAATGGTTGCTGTTGTGGTACTACTGTACCATCTGTTAATGTTAATGTTTGTGTATTGTTGATGAAAGATGACAATTGTGATTGTTGTCCTGGTACAGTAGAATCAAATGCTACTCCTGCACGTGAACTCTGACCAATTCTAATCCATAGTGAACCGTCCCAACGATATAATAAGTTAGGTAGATAATCTGTACGTAAGAAGTAATCTCCTACTGCGGGTTGTACAGGGAAAGTTATACCTGATCCAACTGGGAATCCATTAGGTGCTGTCCCGTCCCCGATCATGTAACCATCTGTATAACCAAATCCTTGTGGGCTTGATCGGGTTACATATACAAATCTAGGATCACAGTCAGCACGGAAATCCATTTGTTGACTAATTGTATATGGGAAATTAGGTTCAATTGTAATCTCAGTACCAGCTGGCATAAAGGCTACTGTAGGAATATCTACAACAAATGTGTTGTTTACTCTATTCACACTAACAATTCGTGTGCCATAGTCAAATATATCTGTTCTTGTGCCATTTACTGAAGTAACAAACGCTGATAGATTATTCAATGGCGCAATGTCTTGTGTAACATCTAGAGGTTGCACACTAATAACGGTACTTCCAATTGGTACTGCTAGTGATGTAAGAGTGAATGTTGGGAAGTTGTCTGCTGTACTATATGTATTATCTGCTGTACCATATGGAGCAGAGACAGGTCCAGTAGCTTTAGCCAACAACACTAATGTACCATCTACCTGACCACTACCGGTGTCAGTACGTTGTGGCGCTAATTTTGCAGTCTTTAGAGTGATTGCAAGTTGTTCACGTAATTTATCAGCATCGTTGCCGGTTAAACTCCATAATTTTTTACGAGCCTCAGCACCTATTCTAAGTACTGGACTTGGATTCTTGTACATAGGATTTGACATTAAGAATACAGTAGCTCTAGTTGGTACAGGATTTCCAGTTGGTGCAATAATATTGACTGGAGGTTCCGGTTCACCATCTAATGTAGGTACAAGATACAATTGACTTCTATCGTAACCTGTCTTAGGTAATAATCTACTTGCTTCTGCAATCACTGCATCATTGATTTCAATGTTCTTATTGTATCTACCTATAATATCACGTAGATTATCAGCAGTACTAAGCTGCCAATATAACGGATCAGTTGGGGCGACCCCTGCAGGTACTGTGGTGCCACCTGGACTTGCCCCGGTGATTGTATAAGTCTTGTCACCATATTGAATTGTATATGTTTGTCCTGCAGGAATGATATATGTTTTAGTAGGATCCCAATCACCTAAGAAGTTATCTTTTTCTAACGGCTGACTTAATATGTTGCTAAATTCTTGACTGTCAACTAATGGTTCACATTTCACACGCCACAAGTGTGGGTACCATGTTTGACTAAAACCTTCACTAGCAAAGTTACCATCAGTAACTTGATAATATCTACGCAACCCTACTGGTATAGTTTCATTGAGTGGATGATAGTCAGTCAAATGAGGCAACTCTAATACGTCACCTACCATTAATTTACGACCTATTAGTTCTATCATATCATTATAATGTATAGTTATAAAAATGATATCATTGTTTAAAAACAATCCAAACTGACTTAGGTCAAAGTCTAAATTCATTACATTATAGTGACCACGAATTCTATAAATGCTAGTATCATACTTTCTATCACGATTTTCTAAGAATAGTAAATCCTGTATGTTGGTCGGGTCCAGAGTATCGTATTGGGGTTGTGTCAAATCAGCACTAGCCCCGGTATCTGGTATGCCTAAATACTTGTGAACATATAGATCCGTTCCTCCCACGACAAACATCTCCTTAATTGTTCTATCAAGGAATCTATAATCATTTGATTTCTGTGGACGATATAATGAAAGTCTAGGCATGTTGTTATCCGTTTACTTAGTATTTATGTCTAAAGTATTACCTATAGAACTTGACAAATAATGGAATATCATATATAATACATGAATCGTAATAGGAGAACACATGGCAACCCGTAAACCCAAACCAACTTCTGACCACTTTGTCAAAGCACTAAATCCACGTGATGCTGACACAAAATATATGGGTGAAGAACCCTTCTTCCCATTGCAACCCGATAGTGATCGTAGAACTTTGGCATTGACACAAAGTTTTACATGGTACAATCGTTTTTATGGTAAAAAAGATGCCAAAGAGTTGATTTGTTCATACCTAGAATATCACAATCGTATTGTTGAAGCCAAACATTTGCGTAAGGTTCACGAATCTGAGTTTTTGATGACGTTGTGTTGGCTGGCCCGCATGACATTGCGTGGACTGGAACTTAATGAACATGAATCAACTACCCTTGAAAATGAGATAAGCCGATTGTACAAATTGGTCAACAAGCCTGAGGTTATTGAAAAAGAAAAAGAACCCAGTAATCGTCCTAATGTGCAGGAGATTATGCGTGAAAAAGCACTAGAAGCCGCAGGTGAACTAGAATCTATTTTTGATGAATGGATCACTGACCAGAAAGTTACACAAAAAACAGTTGACATTGTTGCTAAGTTTAATGTCATGCCCCAGCATATCCCATTGATTGTTGAAATCTGGAAACGTAAGCAACAAGAATTTGATATGGTTTCTCAGGGTGAGGACGAGCAATTGGCAGAAGCCTATAATTATTTGGGCAAAGTTAAATTGCGTAATACACTTAAATTTATTGAGCAGGTGTTGAGTGACCTTAATAGCTATATCTCAATTAAGAAAGCTAGCAAAGCACCCCGTAAAAAGAAAGCGGTACCTATTGAGAAGATTGTAGCTAAATTGAAGTACTTGAAAGAATTCAAGGATCCAATCAATAAACTGGATTTGATTAGTGTGCATCCAACTAAACTTCATGGCTCTAGTGAATGTTATCTGTATGATACAGTAAAGCGTAAACTAGTTTATCTAGTTGCGGATGAGTATAGTAAGTCATTTACTGTCAAGGGAACTGCAATTCTAGGTATCGACATCAACAAGAGCCAATCTAAGACTTTGCGGAAACCCGGAGACCAGCTAAAAGAATTTATGAAGTTAGGTAAGCCCGCGGGTAGAAAGTTCTTTGACGAAGTGAAGGCTGTGGGTACTACCCCTAATGGTAGGACAAATGACAATATGATTGTTCTTAAGGCTTGGTAAGAAGATAAGGGGTGATAAACCATCCCTTAATCTTTTTTAATTTTCCAGAAGTAACTCTTCCTATATCTCCGACCGGAATACTATACTTTTTACTAAACTTGTTTCTAGTGCATGTTTCAATCACGCCATTAAGATGAGTAAACGAATACATGGTAGCGTCATAATTTGCATTGCTCTGCCCTAAATTTCTTATTCGGTTAGCTTCATTTTGTTCAGCAGACCTTTTCTTACCCTTGTTAGCCATAGCATTATTAATTTTATGTTGGTCACTTCTTGTTTTCCCAGTCAATACCACTCTTAACTTTTCTTTAGTTTTGTCAGAAGTTTTGTAGTTTTGTCTAGCACTAGGTTTCCCCTTTAATTTTTCAGACCGTTTTCGTTTTGACTCCTCAGTCTGAACTATCCCTGAATTACCCTCACCCCCGTTGGTGCGGTTCAGCAGTACACCGGTTCCCAAGTCTTTTCTCCCATACCAACGAATCATTCTTCTTTCAATGGCAAAGGCACCTAATTCAGATAAATCTTTTTCAAGTATTATTATTTTTTCAAAGTTTTTCGGTACACTGACGGAGTGTTTTTCAATTGCCCGTTTACTTTTACCTTTTCCGATATAGTACGGTGTTCCATTATTACGCAGATATGCGTACACATAAAATCCCGTCGGATAGTTATTTTTGCTAAATATCATGTTGATGCTCCTTCAAGCGTTAAAGTAGTTGGGAATTCCCGTTCCGCGAACTACACTTATATTTAGTCCAATTTATTTGAAATTATATGGATTCTTGTGTATAATAGCGCATAAGGAGTTATTAAAATGATTAATAAATTTGTATTTTGGTTAGGTATGAATCGTAAAAAGGTAGGGTATACCTTAGGTATCGGAAATATGCTATGTGGTATTGCCTCACTAGCAATTGGACAAACCAGTACTGGATTTATTTTACTATTTGTAGGATTCGTTCTTGCATTTGATGCTTGGAGCATGCCATGAATGTAGATTTGAAAAAATATAGCGAATTTGTAGAGGCTGTAACAAGTCAACCAAGCAACGACTTGACAACTTTTATGAATCGGTGTGATGAACTAGACGGAAATTATGTAGGTGACGGACAACATGGCCCTGATGTTAATGTGCCTCTGTTGCTTACTGCATGTCTCGGACTTGCATCAGAGTCAGGAGAATTTACTGAGATCCCTAAAAAGATTTTCTTTCAAGGTAAACCACTCAATGAAGAAAATCTCTTTCACATGAAACGTGAGTTAGGTGATATCATGTGGTACTGGATCAATGCTTGTAGGGCACTTAACCTAGACCCTAATGAAGTTATTGCTGAGAACGTAGAGAAACTTAAAGCACGTTATCCTGGTGGTGAGTTTGACGTTCATTACTCAGAGAATCGTAAAGAAGGCGATTTGTAAGATGAACGGTTCTCCAGATAAATACACTATCTGGAGAACATTATGGCTGGTACTACGCTGGACGAATTAAAAGAAGACCTATTTAGAAATTTAAATTTACGTCTTGGTGGCGGAATAGTTGATGTGGAATTGGACCCTGAACACTATGAGGCTGCATATCAATATGCAGTTAAAATTTATAGACAACGGGCTCAGAATTCTACACAAGAATCTTATACCCTATTAAAGATAGAAAGAAATGTAGATGTATATACATTACCTTCGGAATTCATTAATGTAAGACAATTATTTCGTAGAACGGTTGGTTTAGAGACAGGCCCTGCCGCAAGCAGTTTCGACCCTTTTAGTAGTGCCATTCTTAATACCTATTTGCTAAATTATAACCAAGCAGGTGGTTTAGCTACCTATGACTTCTATGCTCAGTATATTGAATTAGCGGCACGTATGTTCGGTGGATATGTTATATTCACATTCAATCCTGTTACAAAAGAATTGCGTATTGTTCGTGACCCTAAAGGTAGCGGAGAACAAGTATTGATATGGGCAGATATTCAAAAGCCTGAACAAGTTTTATTGCAGGATCCTGGTGCTGGTATTTGGATAGGTGATTGGACACTTAGTCAATTAAAATTAATGTTAGGTGAAGCCCGTGAAAAGTTTGCTAGTATTGCAGGTCCAGGTGGTGGCACCACACTTAATGGAGCTACATTAAAGGCTGAAGGCAAAGCAATGCAAGACCAATTATTGGAAGACTTAAAGCGTTTTGTAGATTATAGTCAACCGCTATCATTTGTAATTGGTTAAATGAAGGTTTACTTTTTCATAGTCCTGTAATATAATATTGTACAGGAGTTGATAAATGATTATAGGTATCACTGGGTTTATTGGTAGCGGCAAAGACACTATTGCTGACTATCTTACTACATTTCACGGGTATAAAAGAATTAGTTTTGCAGGTACACTCAAAGATGCTTGTTCCGCAGTTTTTGGTTGGGACCGAGAATTACTAGAGGGAACTACAAAGTCTAGTAGAGAATGGCGAGAGCAATTAGATGTGTGGTGGAGTGAACGATTAAACATCCCTGAACTTACTCCTAGGTGGGTATTGCAACAATGGGGAACAGAAGTTTGTCGCAATGGATTTCACAATGATATCTGGGTAGCAAGTGTAGAAAATCAATTACGCAAGACTAAAGACAATATTGTTATTACTGACTGTCGTTTTGCTAATGAAGTAAATGCTATCAAAACTGCAGGTGGCATTACAATGAGGGTAGAACGCGGTGAGAGACCTAAATGGTATGATGCCGCAATAGCATTTAATCGCGGTGCTAATGGCAATAGTATGTGGGCCCTAAGTAAAACTAAATTAGACAAACAAAAAGTACATGCAAGTGAGTACAGTAGTGTTGGATTAAAATATGACCATTACATAGACAATAATGGTTCGATAGATGACTTACACACTAAGGTCAAATCAATAATCAACCTCTAAGTCCCCTTTACGCCAAGTAACTTCTTTTCGTTTTATAACTTCTATACAATTCAAACAGACTGTTCGTAGATTGGTATACTGATTATTTTCAAGTTTACCATCAGTATGGTACACTGTAGCTTGTGAAGGATATAGAAATTTAAACCCGCAAACATCACATGCGGGTTTTTTCTTATACCCTGCTTTTTGCCAACTCGGTATTCTTGGCTTTTTCTTATTTTTCTTTCTGCCACACTCATCACACATACTCCTATAGTATGTTTTTTCATTGCGTATATAATTTACTGCACATAGATTTTTATTGCATTCTTTGCAAACAGGTCTAATCATACAGTATTTAACCCAGAAACCTTTAAAGGTACGGTTATTGGTGCTTTTTTTATGATATGCACTAAATATTAATACGTTAGGGCGTTAACCCTCATAATCATAACATAAAGGAAATTTAACATGGCACTAGTATCACCAGGCGTAGAAGTAACAATCATTGACCAGAGTCAATATTTACCAGCAGCCTCAAGTTCAGTTCCTCTTGTAGTCTTAGCCACAGCACAAAACAAAGCTAATGCGGCTGGTACAGGAGTAGCGGCAGCAACAACAGCCGCAAATGCAAATAAATTATATCAAGTAACAAGTCAACGTGACTTGGTTAACTTGTTTGGTACCCCGTTCTTTTATAAGACTACAAACGGTACTTCAATTCAGGGTTACGAATTAAATGAATATGGCTTGTTAGCAACATATTCATTATTAGGTGCTACAAATCGTTGCTATGTATTAAGAGCAGATATTGATTTAGGTAGCTTAGTTGGTTCATTGAGCCGTCCTTTAGGTAATCCAGCAGACGGTACATATTGGTTAGACACTACAAACTCTACTTGGGGAATTTATGAGTTTAACAGATCCACTGGTAAATTTGTTAATCAAACACCAATAGTAATTACAGATTCAGAATATATAGTGGATAGTTATCCAGTTGATTCATTAGGTAACGTAGGTAGTTATGCAGTTATAGCTAAACAACTTAATGATGGAGCTGGCCAATACGACTACGCTACATATTTTTATAAAAACTGGACAAATGCTTGGGTACCATTAGGGTCAACCGAATGGAAAGAAGCAGTACCAGTAGTTACCGGTACCGTATCAAATCCAACATTAACCAATGGTGATACTTTTACTATTAATATTAACGGGTTATTGACAGTGACAATTACAATTGGTTCAGGTGATACCGTAAATGATGTTGCAAATTCTATTAATGGTTTGAATATAACATATCTAAGTGCTAGACTTATAGATAATAAACTAAGCGTTTCATATAGTGAGCCTAATTCATCTTTAACTCCTTACTTGACATTTGCTGAAGGTATCAATACCCCGCTAGCAGATATGGGTATACAACCAACGCAATATTATGTACCTGAGACCGTATTTTCAACATCTGCTAATATGCCATTATGGACAGCTAGTCAACTTTACCCACATCCAACCGGAAGTGTTTGGGTAAAAACCAGCGAGTTGGGATCAGGGATAAATCTTCAAATGTCTGCATACAATACAGCTACCGATACATGGGTAAGTAAAACTGTTAATAAATATCAAGGAATATATAGCGCAATTAGTGACCTAAGTTCTACTGGCGGCGGCGATATCTCTGTAGGCACAGTAATAGCAACTTACGGTACAATATACACACCTACTAGCAAAGCCCCTACTTCAAGTTTTAAATATTGGGAAAAAACAAGTATAGGTTCTAGTGTGTTTACCGGTAGCATAAACAATCCTACACTTACTGGTGATGTATTTGTTGGTGCTATAGTTACAAACGTTAGTGGCAATCTCTCATCATATCAACTTGCTATGTCAATATCAGGACCTGCTACTGCTACTGATTTTGTAACCAATTGGTTGGCTGCAGGTATACCAAATACCACAGCATCAGTGACTGCATCCGGAGCAATACAATTAGAGCATACGTTAGGCGGTGCAATATATTTGACAGATTTTTTAGATGGTCAAAGTACAGGAACTTTAGCCGAGGCTGGTTTTGGATTTACTGATGCAGGATCAACATATGGATTCTTATTAGGGTATGTTAATAATAGTGTATCACAGGATGATACAACTGGGTCTGGTAGTGGGGCTACATTTAGTATAGCAAATGATGGAGTATCATACACTGCTATCAATAAAATTACTTCTGGAATTGATTATGCAGTAAATAATTTAGTAACGTTTAAAGGGTCTGATCTTGGAGGTGAAGATGGCGGCAATGATTTAACAATTATTGTTAAAGCTGTTAGTGGATCAGGTGCAATTGTAAGTTTTGCATACTATAGCGGAACACCTAGAGCAAATTATACAACTCAGTTATCTACATGGTCTGAAATAATGTATACGGCTAATGAAGGTGCTCCTGCAACTAATCCAGTTAATGGTACAAATTGGTACTACAGTACAGCATCCGAAGTTGATATCATGGTAAACAAAGATGGTGCTTGGTATGGATATAGAAATGTAGAATATGATAGTACCGGTAATCCAGCAGCAGGCGGTTCTAATACTACTGACCCTGCTGGACCAATCATTAGTCCAACAGAACCAGATCCATTAACAGGTCAAAGCGACGGTACTGCACTTGAGTACGGTGACTTGTGGATTGATAGTGGTGATTTAGAAAATTATCCTAAATTGTATCGTTGGGAAGAAGTTGACGGTACCGATCAATGGGTAAGTATTGATACATCTGATCAGACAAGTCACAATGGTATCTTATTTGCTGATGCTCGTTGGGGTAATGTAGGAACTGTTGATCCAGTAAATGATCCTCTAGTAAGTATTGAAACATTACTTGAAAGTGATTATTTAGATTTAGATGCGCCGGATCCAGCACTATACCCACAAGGTATGTTGTTGTTCAACACACGCCGTAGTGGTTATAACGTAAAACAATTTAAAACAAATTACTTTACCTCAGCAAATTATCCATCACCTGCTGTACTACCAACATACTCATATACATGGGTAAGTGTTAGTGGATTACAGTCTAATGGTGCAGCATACATGGGGCGTAAAGCACAGCGTAATTTGGTTGTTCAATCAATTAAAGCGGCTATCGGTACAAATCAAAGTATAAGAGAAGAAGATACATTCTTTAATCTTATTGCAGCTCCTGGATATCCAGAGTTACAACCAGATATGGTTACATTGAATAATGACCGTAACAATACTGCATATATCATTGGTGATACTCCATTACGTTTACCTGATCAAGCAACCGATCTAACAAATTGGGCAACCAATGCGGCTGGTGCTACAAGTACAGGTGAAGAAGGATGGGTAACACGTGATAGTTATTTGGGTGTATTCTATCCAAGTGGTATCACTACAGACTTGACAGGTGCGGCAGTTGTTGTTCCAGCAAGTCACATGATGTTACGCACATTCTTACGTAATGATTCTATTGCTTATCCTTGGTTAGCTCCAGCAGGTACACGCCGTGGTACAATTGACAATGCTACAAACATTGGCTACCTAAATGCTACTACTGGTGAGTTCCAGACTGTTAAGAATCGTATGAGTATTCGTGATGTGTTATACACAAATCAAATCAATCCATTAGCATACTTTACTGGTGTTGGTTTATTGAACTACGGTAATAAGAACTCATTTGATAGTCAATCAGCATTGGATCGTATTAACGTAGCAAGATTAGTGTGCTACATTCGTGAAAGATTACAGATTGCGGCTCGTCCGTTCGTATTTGAACCTAACGATGCAGTAACTCGTAATGAAATTAGCGGAGTAGTTCAATCATTATTTGTAGACTTAGTTGCAAAACGTGGTTTATATGATTATTTGGTTGTATGCGATGAGAGCAATAACACACCTGCTCGTATTGATAGAAATGAACTGTGGATTGACGTTGCTATTGAACCAGTCAAGGCAGCTGAATTCATCTACATTCCAGTTCGTGTATTGAATACAGGTGAATTAGCAAATGCTCAGTAAGATAATCACCCCTGGAGACAGGGGTGAATTAAAGATAAATAAAGATATAGGAGAATAAAATATGGCAACAGCCTCACAATCATTGTTCAATATGACCGTTGCAGCGGATAATGCTACCAACGCACAGGGTCTATTGATGCCTAAACTACAATATCGTTTTAGAGCATTGTTCTTAAACTTTGGTGTAGGTGGTTCCACTACAGAACTAACAAAACAAGTAATGGATATTACTCGTCCACAAGTTCAATTTGATGAAGTAACTTTAGATGTATATAACTCAAGAATTTATCTTGCAGGTAAACATGCATGGCAAGAAACTACAATCAATCTACGTGATGATGCACAGGGCAACGTTAGTAAATTGGTTGGTCAACAAATTCAGAAACAAATGGACTTTGTTGAACAAGCAAGTGCCGCAACTGCACAAGATTATAAGTTTCAAATCAATTATGAAATTCTTGACGGTGGTAATGGTGTACTTACACCTTCTGTATTAGAAACCTGGGAATTGTATGGATGCTTTATTAAGACAGCCAACTATAATAATTTGGATTACAAAACAAGTGATCCAGCTACAATTCAGTTGAGCGTAAGATTTGATAATGCAATTCAGTCACCATTGACTTCTGGTGTCGGTACAAATGTAGGTCGTGCATTTGGTGGTACAGCAGTTACTGGTATTGGTTAATAAGAGCAATTAATGGCTGGGTTCGTTCAAAACCTATTAACTGACGCCGCAACATCGTTCTTTACAAATGAATACTTGCGTGATTACCAACACGCAAGTAAAACATTTAGAACAAATGCTTATGGGTATTCACCCAAGTTTAAGTTTCTATTTCATGTTTATTTTGATATAAACAAAGACTACATCGGTGCTACTCAATCTTGGCCACAAGATCAAAACTTTGGATTAGCAGTCAAAAATATACAACTACCAAAATACACGTTTGAATTAGCTACACTAAACCAATATAATCGTAAACGGGTAGTGCAAACTAAAATTAAATACGATCCTATTAACGTTGTATTCCATGATGATAATCAAAATTTAATTAAAAAATTATGGTATACGTATTACACATACTACTATAAAGATGCAACACAGATGGATAGTAATACTAATACAACTATTAGTGGTGTAGGTGGTGATAATGCAGTTAGATATAACTTAAATCGTAGAAATATATACGACCCTACTATCACTGGTAATGATGATTGGGGATATATTGGTGAGACTGGTAAAAGCCCGGCTACTAACTCAGCCGCAAATCTAGGTATAAGTAAAGCGCCTTTCTTTAAGGCAATTAATATATATGGTTTCAACCAACATAATTTTTCTTTGTATAGACTAATCAACCCTATGATTGAAAGTTTCAGTCACGATACTTACAGTTACAGTGAGGGAGGTGGCGTAATGGAAAATCAGATGACTTTAAATTACGAAACTGTAAAGTACTATGAAGGTGCAGTTGATGGTCGTAAACCATATGATATAGTTACTGGATTTGGTAGTAATGATCACTATGATACTGTATTAAGTCCTATTGCTCGTCCAGGATCAAATGCAACTATATTAGGCCAAGGTGGTCTTGTTGATGCTGCCGGTGGTATCTTAGATGATTTAGAAAATGGTAATATTGTAGGTGCAGTTCAAAAAGCAGGAACAGCAGCCAATACTTTTAAAAATCCTCAAAATATATTAAGAATTGCTAAGTCAGAAGCCTTAGGTATTGCAACAGATGCATTACAAGGCACTCCCAATAGAAATACTGCATTCAATTTCCCTACACAAGCTGCTAGTGCAATTAGAAATGCTCCTAATTCTATCAACGGGTCATATCAAAACATTAGGTCATCACCTAAACAAGTTACATAAATACTTCTACGAGGTATATTATGGCACAAACAATAGATGCACCAAGAAGTCAGTTAGATAACACAGTACGTGTGTTTGATCAATTTTACAATTTTGATTTAGTTGTAGAGGCTAATCAGTATGAACTTATACATAGCTATTTCTATTCATTGTCTAAAAGTGAAAATGTAGCTAAAAATTTTACAACAATCATTTTTAGAATCTCTAATATTACAGGTGAAAATCCATTGATATTGTTAGAAGAAATTAAAGGTTCTAATGGGTTGTCTACTGCAAATGCATTAGTTGCATATTATCTAAACAGTTTAAAAAGTAAAACAACATTATATGGTGTTAGTTCTATTCCTCAACCTAATCAAGTAGTAGCTAGAAACGCTGTAATATAATGTCAAACTTTGCACAAGGCATATTTGTGCCTAGAAATCCTGACAAATACATTGGTAACCACAGACCTAGATATCGCAGTGGATGGGAATTCACATTCATGCAATTCTGTGACGGCAACAAGAATGTAATCAAATGGGCAAGTGAATCAATCCGTATTCCCTATCGTCACCCATTAACAGGTAAAGTTACTAATTATATTCCAGACTTCTTTATACTATATGAAAACAAGTTTGGAAAACAGTTTGCCGAAATAGTAGAAATCAAACCTAAAAAACAAAGCCTAATTGAAAGCAGAAAAGCAAGTGCCAGAGATATAGCAGTTGTTGCTATAAATCATGCTAAGTGGGCTAGTGCTAAAGCATATTGCAAACAATATGGATTTACATTTCGTGTTATTACAGAAGATGACTTGTTTTACAACGGTAGACGTAAGTAATAAATACTGCTATTATGGACAAATAGCATGACAAAAAAATTATCAGAATTGTTTGATTTACCAACAGAAGAATCATTAACTGAGCCTGTACTTAGTAAAGATATGGATTTAGTAACGCAAGAAACTTATTCTAATTTAGACAAGATAGAACAAGCATTACCTCAAGTTCGCGGATTAGAAGCAAGCGATACTGAGATGGATGAGTTGGCAAAATTAGCTCAAGATAGTTATAAAGATTTAATGGATTTAGGGATGCAAGTTGATAGTAGATTTGCTAGTGAGATATTCAATAGTGCTGGTACAATGTTAGGACATGCTATAACTGCTAAAACAGCTAAGATCAATAAGAAATTGAAAATGATTGATTTACAGTTGAAAAAAGCAAGCCTAGATCAAAAAAATGTTGAAAAAGATAAAGAGATTGAGAATGTTCCACTTGGTGAAGGTAGCTTAGTAGATCGTAACGAACTTCTCAAAAGTATTTTGGCAAACAAAAAACCAGTAAATTGATAAATAATAGAACAGGAATACAACAATGAAAAGCCTACGTCAATATTTAACCGAAAGTGTTAGAACATATCGCTATACAATTAAGATTGCCGGCGATTGTGAAAAAAACTTTTTGGAATTATTCAAGCATAATTTGTCGAAGTTTGACCCAGTCAAAATTGACGATCCAAAAACTACACCAATTCAGAAAGATCCATATGGATTTCCTGACTTGCATAATGAGTCTATTACCATTATCAAAGCTGAATTCAAATATCCTGCAACTGAACCAATGATTCAGCAATGCGCTCAACATTGTGGTTGTAACATAAACAATGTCAGAGTAGTTACTACTGATTATGATGATAGCATCAATAGTGAAGCTGAAGGTTATGCTAATGAACAAAAAGATGAGCCATTATTGTTAAACACAGAGTTAGGAGATAATGGTAAAGAAGCTAGCAAAGAATATGCAGGGCAATATTTAGATCGTGTGATGCCTAAGAAGCCAAGTATTAATATTCCATATGCAGGTAAAGCTACACCAGCAAGTCCTAATAAGAGTAAAGAAGGTATCAACACAGTTAGTCCCATGACTAAAATTACAAGACCACAACTACCTAGCACAGGAGCTAGAAAATAATGATTGAATTCAACACCGGTCAACTTACATGGATTTTGGTTGGTGCCCTAGGAATAGGTGGCACAGGATATATTACAATGAATGACAATGTAAAAAACATTGACAAAAAAGTTGCAGTAACACATACCAAAGTTGAAGATACAAACGAACGAATTGTAGAGTTGCAAAGACAACTTACACGTATGGAAGATAAATTAGATAAACGAGGATCACGATAATGGATTTTAGAAACCTATTACAAGCAATGAGTTCCCTTTCCGAAGGTGAAACAAAAGAAACACCAAAAGGACGAGTCCATAAAGGTGATTACGGTTCAAGTCATGGTAAAGAAGATGTACGCGACCAATACGGACATAAAGTCGGTAAAATTAATAAAGATGCTGAAGCTAAAAAAGAAGCACCTAAAAAAGGCCGCGGGCGTCCTAAAAAGGGTGCAGATGATTCTGGTGAAGTAAAGAAATATGACACTACTAGTGTCGGTGATGTATTTGGTGGCGGTAAGAAGCCAAAGAAAGAAGTTGGTAAAGTTTCTAAGAAGCACAGTTTAAAAGAATATATTGATGAACTTCAAACTACAATAGTTAATGAAGGTGAGCAAAGCGTTGAAGAAGCAGTGCGTATAGCTTATAGAGACCCTACTGGGAAAACAGGTATGCCTGGACATAAAGGTAGCACGGTACGTTACAAAAGTGCAAGCCAAGTTGCCGGACGTAAAGCAGCCAATCCAGACTCAGATTGGATTCACAACCCTCAAACACAAGCACACAGAAATGCAGCCGCAGCCGCAGTAAAAGATGCACGTGCTAAAGGAATAACTCCCGGTAGTAATCAAGGCATAGGAATACACAAAGGTGTAGATGAAGATATGAACACGCAACAACCTGTTCAAATCAAACCAGCGAGTCAAACTAACACACAAGTTATTCAGCAAGGCAATAAAACATTAGGCACAGTTAATAATCCTCAATTGGCTGCACAGATTAAACAGTCAATTGGTAAAGGTGAAATGAGTTTGAATACTGATGATCAAACAATGGCTGAAGATGCAGTTGAAGAATCCGGACTACAAGCATACTTAGGTAACAAAAAGTACGGTAAAGATGGTATGAACGCATTACGTACAGCTGGTCAAAAACATGCTAGCGAAAAGAAAATGCAAAATATTCGTGCTAAGTATAGTAGTAAAGAAGATAAAATGCATGAGAGTCTAGAAGCTACTGATGTGGTATTAACCGAAGGTCAAAAAGAACAAATGACTAAGTTCTTTGACGAGTTAGAATTAGGACCAAAAGGTTATAACATCAAACCTGCAATGGAATTAAAAGATAAAGCATTAGCAACATCTGTAATCAATAAGACATTAGCACATGGTAGATTCAGAAGCATGGCAGGTTCTTATAAAGACCAGATGCGTGATGCGGCCTTAGAACACTTTGGCTTTGTTAACTTTGACGAAAGTTTAGAAGAAGGTGATTTAATTCCTCATCCAAGTAAAGATTTACATACAACACATGGTATGGATAGCAAGCCAGGTGATATTAGTATGTTTAAGCCTAGTAGAATTCAAGCTACTAACAAACCAGTTGAAAAGCCAACTCCGTGGAGTGTAGATCCTATTAATGCCGCAACCGATAGAGCAGTTAATTTTATATCAGGATTGCGTAAACCAAAAACTAGATTAGAAAGCACAGAAGAAATGAAAGACGTACAATATGAAAGCTGGGAAAATCAGCTAAACAACATTCTAAATGAAGGTATCACTGTTTCTAGCAGTACAGGACAACAAGGTGCTCCAGATTCAGTAACCATTAGTGCTACTGACGCTGATGCAGAACAACTAATGGGCGTATTGCGTAACGCTGGTATTGGTGTGTTTGGTGGAAACGATAAGCCTGCAGTTGGTTACGGTGTAGTATCTCAAGGTGAAGAAGAACCAACAGGTACTGGTACTGAACCACAAATGAGTCCTGACGTAGTTGGTGATGATAGTGATATGCTAGCATTGATTAAGAAAATGTCAGGTATTGATATGGGCGGTGAAGTAGGTTCAGAAGAAGGTTCACAAGACTATGAAGATGAAGCAGGTTCTGATGATACTGCATTACAACCAGCCGGTGACGAAGACGGTGATGAACAACAAGATGATGCAGAAGATTCCGGTGAAGAAGAAAAAACTGACGAAGGCAATGCTTTCTCAGGTGCAGTAGCTAAAGCAAAATCAGACAATATTCCTGACAAAGGTCAAAAATTCTCCGTAGGTGGGAAACAATATCCAGTTAAAGAAGATGACGTAGAAGAAGGTAATAAGTTTACTGGTAATCTAGCAAAAGCACGTGCCCAAGGTAAAAAAGAAGCCGACTTAGACGGTGACGGAGACATGGAAAAAGTTAAAGAAGGTCATGACCATGACATGTGTAATGAATGCGGTGGAATGATGTATGAAGGTCATACATGCGAAGAACAAGTTGAAGAAGGCTTCTCAAATGACGCAGGCGGCGATGCAATGGGTGATACAGAATTAATGCAATTAAAAGCATTGTTATCAATGGGTGGTGATTTACATAAGATGAAGTCAGACCAAACAGTAGGGAATCCGACCCGTGTTTCAGTTAGAGAATCTCTAAACGAGTGGAAGAAATTAAGCGGTATAAAATAATAAAAACCGTATTTTTAATAGCCTGGTTCGCCGGGCTATTTTTTTGGATGCTACATCTAATTTAAAAACGATAAATACTTAATAAGGTAGATATAGACATGGCCCAACAATTTATTGATTTTGGTAGTTTCCCTAATGATCCAGCGGCGGACCCAATTCGAGCGGCATTCCAAAAAATACAAAACAACTTTTCAGATTTATACAACACTACATTAACTTCAGGTGTGTCAGAAGTTACAGTAGGTCCCGGACTTGCACAGACTAGAACAACTGGTAATATTTATATTACAACTTCTTTTCCTAATATTAGTATTAATACATCTAATAGCTTATTAGTCGGCATTGGCGCTGCCACAAGTAATACAGCGACCAGTTCAAGTTATAACACACCTTTCGTATTGAATTTAGCTAATACTATTACTACGGGGAATGCAAATCTATCAGGTAATGTACGCACAAGTAATTTAAATGTAGCTAATTTTGTAACATCAGCATTAGTACCTAGTGCAAATATAACATATGATTTAGGTACTCCTACTAATCGCTGGAGAGATTTATACTTAAGTGGCTCTACATTATACTTAGGTTCTCAAACTATTGGGTCAAATGCAACCACTATAATTCTTACAAACGTGTCAGTATCCAGTACTATCACTTCAACTACTATTAATGGTGGAAATATCACAGTTACAGGTAATATCAATAGTGCTAATATTACTACTGCTAATCTATTGGTCACTGGGAATGTAACTGGTAATTTTGTTCCAGCTGGAAACAATCTATATGATTTAGGTAGTGAAACACAAAGATGGAAAGATTTGTGGTTAAGTGGTACTACATTAAGATTAGGTGGCGCAACACTTTCAGAAAGTTTACTAAGCCCCGGCGCAGTTCAAATGGAAAGTTTAGTTGTCACTAGTAATATTGATGCAGGTAATATAACTGCTGTATATTTAGGTGGTACTATGACCAGTACATCTCAACCTTTGATTACCAGTTTAGGCTCATTGACTAACCTATCAGTAATAGGTGATATAACTTCAGGCAACATATCAGTAGTCGGAAATGTTGAAGCTGATGCATTAGCAGTTGCTAGTATTACAATTGGTACTGGTGCTACTCAAACAATAATTACAGGCGGTGGTGTTACTGTAACAGGTGATGCAACATTGCAAGCACCAGGTGCCAATGGTGAAATTACATTTAACGATAACGGTAATGCAGCCGCAGTTCCGGGCTTGACTTTCAACAGAGCAAGTAACTTGTTAAGTATTTCAGGTAACGTGTCTGGTGGTAATCTTACTACATCTGGAGCATTATCAGTAACTGGAAATGCCAACGTAGGTAATTTAGGTGTTACTCAAGTAACAGCATCAGGTAATATTATAGGTGCTAATGTATTCACGGTTGGTATTGTATCAACTAGTGCAGGTGTAAGTTCTGGAGCTAATTTAGAAATCACATCAGTTACATACGGTATCAATAGATTCATTTTAAACTTTGCTACACAAGATATTATACCTTTTGCTAGTGGAACAACTATTAACGTCACCGGTATGTCTCCTACTTCTTACAACGGAGTATGGACAGTTCTTGCAGGTACTACATCTACGGCAGCAGTTACTAGTGCAATTACTACATCAGTTGTAACATTAGGCAGAGTACGAGGTGGTGGCAACATAGTAACAAACGGATTCTTAACCGTAATTGGTAATGCAAGTGTAGGAAATATAACCACTACTAGAATTGATGGTACCATAGTAAGTGTATCAGGTAATATCGACGGTGGCAATTTAGTAACTCAAGGTGTTTTAAGAGTTGACGGGAATGCTAACGTAGGTAATTTAACAACAAACGGTTTTGTGTCGGCTGCAACATTAGCCACAAGTGCTAGCATGGCTGCAAATTCATTTATTACTGCAGGATCATACATAACTGCTAATGGTAATGTATCTGGTGGAAATATTACTACGGACGGAAATGTTGATACGGTAAATGCATTTGTTTCAGGGACATTAACTGCAAATATATTAAGTGCGACTGGCACTTTAACTGGTGGTAATCTATCTACTAATGGTACATTGACTGCGGGTACCACTACATTAGGTGATACTACTACAGGTAACATAACAGCAAATTACTTTAGTGCGCTTGGATTATCTACAGATGGCGCACTAAATGCCGGCACTACAACACTAGGCGAGACAACTACAGGAAATATAACAGCAAATATATTAAATGCGGCAGCACTATCCACTCAGGGTACATTGTCTGCTGGTAATACTTCATTAGGTAATATCACATCAGTTGGCCTAATATCTGCTACAGGCAAAGTTACAGCTGGCAATTTAGAAACTGGCGGCACATTAAGAGTAAACTCTGTAGCTAATTTGAATTCAGTAGAAACTACAGCTATTGCATTGAATGGTGAACTAACTGGTGCAACCAGAATGGAATCACAACTACTAAATGTTATTGGAAATATGACCAGTGCAAATGCTAATATTGGTCAATTCTTAACAGTAGTAGGTAATGCTACTATAGGGAATATTGTATCAAATAATTCGTTAGTCATTCAAAATACTGCAAGTATTGCATCTAGTGTAAACGTTGGTGCAAATTTAGCAATATCAGCAATCAGTGGTACAGGTGGACCAACAAATCTAGTAACAGTTACATTTGCTTCTCAAAATACTGTACCGTTCCCAACTGGCGGGACAGTAGTAATATCAGGTGTAACAACTACAACTGGTTATAACGGAACATATACTGCTGTATCTGGAAATCTCACTGCGGTTACATTTACAAGTAGTACATCAGGTACTGGTGGTGTAGCGTCAGCAAGAATAATAACAGGTGGATTAGGACTGCGTGTTCAAGGTAATGCAACTATGTCTAGCCTTGAAGTACTAGGGGCAACATTAAATGCTCAATCAGCTACAGCTAACTTTGGAACATTAAACAGTAATGCAATGTTGATTAATGGTATTGCAAATGCACAGAGCATGGAAATACAAAGTACTCTAAGTGTTACTGGTACTACTACAGCAGGTAATCTAACTGCTAATACAAATATTTCTGCAGGTGGAAATATATCTGCTAGCGGTACAATAACTATTAATCAAAATGCTACAATTGGTTCATCATTGACAGTAGGTGCAAATTTAAGTCTTACTGCAATCGCCGGTACTGGGTTAGTTGTAACTGCAAATTATTCTGCACAAAGTTTCCCTCCTTTCCCAGTAGGAAGCAATGTAATTATCAGTGGTGTAGCAACAACCGCGTATAATGGAGAATTCGTAGTAACAGAAGCTAACGTAGGATTTGTAAGATATAGTAATTCAGCATCAGGTGCTTCTGGTGCGTTAGGTCGTATCCGTACAGGTGGAACATCTTTAAATATTAGAGGCAATGCTAGTATAATAAATCTTGAGGCTGCAAGTTTTCAATCAAATGTGGCTACTGCTAACTTTATTACAATGAGCAGCAGTGGTTTCTTAAACTTAAATGGCGCAAATGCAAATATAGGAAATGCAAATCTTACTTCTGCTAACGTTACCGGTGACAGTTCTGGTGGTAATTTAATATCACGTGGTTATCTATCAGTTAGTGGCAACGCATCAATGGATAGAGTTACAGCAAATGCAGGTATAACAACAGCAGGTGCTGTAAATATTGGTTCTAATGTACAGCTTCAAGCAACTGGATCTAGTGGCAGTGGATCAGTTGCAACTTTAGCCTTCTCTGCAACACAAGCTATTCCACCTTTCCCTGCTGGAACAACTATTATTGTTAGTGGGTTAGCTCCAGCTGGATTTAATGGAATAGTAACAGTTACCAGTTCAAATACCACACATGTTACATATAATAACGGTACTAGTGGTGTAGTAACTCAAGGTGGTTTTGCAAGAACATCCGGTACACAAATGATATTGCAAGGTGTTGCAAACATAGGTTCAATTAATACTACAGGTGATATCAATGCAGGTGCTTCTGGTAATGTTAGTGGAAACACATTTACTGCAACATTGTTTAGTGGAAATGGTGCTAGTATAACGAACTTGCAAGCAGGTAGTATTGTTGGTCAAGTAGCCAATGCACTAATTTCAACAACAGTAACAGGTGCCGCACAATCAAATATTACGAGTGTAGGATCATTGAGTGGATTGACACTAGTTGGAGCATTAACTGCAACAGATCAAGATGCTACTTTTAGTAAAGTATTAGTTAGTGTTCAATCAGGCATTGCGGCTGCAGGAACTACTCTTTCAGGAGCTACTGTATTAACTAAATCAATCAATGTTATAGGCAGTGTTAATCCTGGAGTTAATGATTCTGTAAGATTGCCAGGAGCTACAGTTGGTCAACAAGTTATTATTATTAATACGACAGCATCTACTCTTAAAGTGTTTCCGGCAAACGGATCACAGATTGATAGTCTATCAACCAATATATCTTTCCCATTAGGGGCAGGAGCAAGATTAATGATAGTAGCGGCCACTACCTCACAATGGTACACAATGGTTGGAGTTTATGGATAAGGAAATACAATGATAACATTAGAATTATTACAAAAATTATGCCCAAAGACAAAGGTAAACGTATTGCAATTATATGCAGAACCTTTACACGAAGTAGCTGAATATTACGATATGTATGTAAACATGCATCGTGCGGCGGCATTTGTAGCACAAACTGCACATGAAAGTGGTGGCTTTAACTTTGTTAAAGAGAATCTAAACTACAGTGCTAAAGGATTAATGGGGACTTTTAAAAAGTACTTCCCTACAGAAGATTTAGCAAAACAATATGAACGCAAACCAGAAAAGATTGCTAATCGTGTATACGCAAATCGTATGGCTAACGGTGATGAAGCTAGCGGCGATGGATATAGATTCTGTGGTCGTGGGTTGATTCAATTGACTGGTCGTGCTAACTATACAAAGTTTGCAGAAGATTTGGGAATCAGTATAGAAGAAACTGTTGCATATTTAGAAACACCGGCAGGTGCAGTTAGTTCTGCTGGTTGGTTCTGGGATAATAATAATCTAAATCAATATTGTGATAAGGACGATTTTGTAACATTAACCAAACGTATTAATGGTGGTACTATTGGATTAGAAGATAGAAAACATCACTATCACTTAGCACTAGATTTATTAGAACATCACGGATAATATGGCACAACCAGTATGGATTACCCCTGCAGGAGATTTAGGCGTATTCCCTGCAGGTTTTGATTTAGGGGTTCAGTTAGTTGCACAACCCGTGTCCCCTAGTATATCAGTAACTTACACGCTTCTTAATGGAACATTGCCACCTGCTGGCATAACATCAAATCCAGTAACGTTAAATAATACTGGCTATATTACTGGCAAACCATTAGATGTTATTGTAGAAACAACTTACACATTTACTGTTCGTGCTACTGATAATTTTGGTAATATACGTGATAGAACATTTTCTATTAGAGTGTATGGTTTACAAGGAGTACACATCACTACTCCAAATGGACAATTATTGAATACCCTTGATAGTGTGTATGTAAATTATCAAATACAGGTATACAATCCTGTTGCAACAAATGAGTATGGGATAGTAATATCATCTGGCAATCTGCCACCTGGTCTATATATGAGCAATGCAGGATTAATTCAAGGTTATCCTACTCCGCCCCTAACAGCTTTAGGTTTCCCAACTACAGAGACTTATAATTTTTCTGTTCAATTAATTAGTCAAGCAGGCAACGATAGCAAATCATTTAGTATTGTAGTTAGAAATCAAAATATCAATAGACCTCCAAACACTAGAGTGCCTGTTATATTGAATAATACTCCGTTGCAACTACCATTAGATGTTAATGATCCGTACTATACATATTACTTACCTGAAGATAATAAGATACCAACAGTAAGGGCAAATGAATATTTCTCATTTAAAATATTAGGTCATGATTTTGATAAAAATACATTAACGTACTTATATGGTGTTTTACCGCCCGGTCTAACTGGCGATATTAATACTGGTTGGATAACTGGTACACCCATTCTACCAAATAATTCTATAAGCAAGTATACCTTTGATATAGCAGTATGTAAAAAAGATATACCTAGTATACGAAGCAGTTTTGAAACCTATACAATGATAGTAACCAACCACATTGAACAAGATATTGTTTGGACTACCTCAAGTGATTTAGGTATTATAAATAATGGTTCAATAAGCGAACTATACTTAGAAGCAACTTCTGTTAGAAATGTAAGTTATATTCTTAGGGCAGGAAGTTTACCACCAAATCTAACTTTATTAGAAAATGGTCAAATAACTGGTAGAGTACCTTATCAACCAACAGGCGCCTTATTATCGCAAGGTGATTCGACAACATACACTTTTACTGTGCAGGCATATAATCCTCAGTTTCCAGTAGTACAGTCTACTAGAGAATTTACATTAGCAGTATATCAAAAATTTGCTAACCCAACAGATAACATATATCTAAAAGCTACACCAAACGTAGCTGGACGACAAATTATAAATTCATTATTAACTAATGAACAATTAATACCTACTAATTTCCTATATAGACCTGATGATGCTTATTTTGGGAAAGCATCAGAAGTAAAATATGTACATATATATGGTGTAGATTCTACTGACCTATCACATTATATTAATGCTATACAAAAAAATCACTATAACAGAAAATTAGTATTAGGTGAAATTAAAACTGCTATAGCAAGGGATAGCAATAATGAAATTATATATGAAGTAGTATATTCATCTATCATAGACGACCTGATTAACCCAGAAGGGGTAAGTATCCCTATTAAAATACAGTGGCCTAGAAAAATAAGTATGGATCAAGGCCCGTATTACGTTTCCAATGATGACAAATATACTACTGATGAAAGCATTTATACTAGTTATAGTCCGGGATATATCAGAGATTTGTACCCGGCTAGTTTAACAAACATGCGAGTAGAACTAACCAATCACTTAGAATATACTGACGATCAAGGTTTATTACCAAGATGGATGACTTCACAGCAGGCAGATGGGAACACTTTGGGATTTGTTCAAGCATGGGTAATAGCATATACTTTACCTGGCAAAAGCGAAATGATAAAATATGTAATAGATAATTATTGGACTCATAGACTAAATGAAATTGATTTCTCTGTTGATAGATTTATAATAGACAAGAGTGCATCCTTTAACTACAATGTTAAATTAGTTAAGCCGAATTGGAATGAATTTCCTGGAGGATATCCCACTCCTGATCCAATGAATGTATATGACATTCCTGTACTATTTCCTAGAAAAACTATTTTACCTAAGAATGTAGAGTAATAAATACATAACGGAATAACAAAATGAGCAACATAAACACAAATTCAATTGACACTACCTATCCAGTACCTGGTGTCAACAACAGCACACAGGGTTTTAGAGATAATTTTACCAGCATCAAAACTAATCTAGATACTGCTGGTACTGAGTTAACTGACCTACAATCTAAAGCAGTTGTAAAGTCTGCACTTACAAATTCTACATTGAATAATGATATGGCAAATACTTTGATAAGTAATGCTGCCGTTCAAGGTTTCCGTGCTAAAACTTATAACTTAGGAAGCAATTTACCAAGTACTGTTACTATTGATGTGAGTAAAGGTGACGTCCAGTATGGAACTATCACACAGAATACAGCAATCTCATTTGGTGGCTGGGCCCCATCAGGTACACAAAGTAATGTTCAATTGATGTTAACTGTAGCTAACAGTAGCGCATATATTACATTCCCTAGTTCAACTGTAAATGTAGGTGGAAATGTCAGTGCTGGTATGTTGCCAAGTGCTAGATTATTAGAAAACTATTATTCAAACGGTACAGTGACTCCTAGTACCACATATACTAACGTAGTTTCAATACCAAATGGAGTAACTAAGTTAACATATAACTTCTCTACCCTAGATTGTGGAACAACATTAGATGTTCAACCCACAAATAGAAATCAAAAAGGAAGTCAGATTCCAGTTAGAGCACCTACAAGTTTGGGATTACCCGGAGATGGGCCTGGTCAAATTTGCACAGACGGTTCGTATCTATATGTGTGCGTAGGTACATATAATGGTTCTTCTACTATTTGGGGCAAAGTGGCACTAACCGCAGTTTAATTTCCATCAATACATTCACATATAAATATGTGAATGCAACATCCTTTCATTAACGATCTAGGTGGTAAGACAATTGAAGAATTGCAAAATACCATTCAGGATCTAACAAAAAAACTAAATTTTGTATACAGGTCTCAGAACGGGCCTATGATACAGCAAATGCTTATGGTTTTAGAAAGCTATAAAGTAGAATATAGCAAACGTATAGATGAAGTCTATAAGAAGCAAAATTTAGGAAACAAAATTAATATTAGCAAAGACAATAAATGACCGCTAGAATTCAAAAAGATTTCCAGTTTGTATCTGGTATGTATTATGAAAATGAATTCTACATGAACATTTATGATATTGATATCAATTGTACTGTAGAGTCCGAATCTATCCAAGAACAAAACATAGCATTGGATAGAATAAAATACTTTATTCATGTAGTATTAGAAAACGCTGTATTTGTTCACGACCAAAATACAGAGATAATAGAACAGTTGAATGATGCAGGATTGAAGATATGTGTTCTACCAGAAGAACCATATGATCAAATAATTGGTATCATGTTGTTAGTAAAGTTAAATGCTATTACTGAGGGTAGATTGTTAATACATGATATCCAAATCACAAGCAAAATGAGTGATGGTGTAAGTTGCTTACATAGCATTGAAGAAAATACAGGTCCTTTCGGAACTAAAGGTTGGTGGCGTGAAAATAATTTAAAGATCACCAACAAGATGATTAAATCCAAAAAGAAAATTGTTAAGTTAACCAAAACAGTTAGCAACTGGGATGAGATATCATTGAATTGGAAAGACAAGAAAGTTACCTCTGACGCTTCCGAAATATTGTATGCCTCGTTTGAGAAAACGGACAAATAGAGGTTGCATCATACACACAAACGTGTTATAGTTGTGTATGCGAATTGACAAGTACAGTAGACAAATTCTAAATGAAAATGACCTATGTCATATTTTTTTAGCTGACCCTACCATAATCGTTAAAAACGCAATCATAGAATCACCTATTAATAATAACCCAGAGTTAGATTTGCTATCACCTATAGATATGGTGTTTCCAAATCTAGTCACATACTCTGAGTTAGATATAGATATTGAAACATTTGATACACTAAATCAGAATAACTGGTTTGTATCAGAAGAATATAAAGAGTTAGACATAGCCAAATATGTTTTAGATAAGTGTAAAACAGATGAAGAACTACAACGAACTGGAAGTGAATTAATTCTATTTTTAGAACGTGATATGTTCCCACTATTGCGTTACTGCAAGTATCTAGTGGATACGATGCGTGAACATAATATTGTTTGGGGAGTAGGTAGGGGCAGTAGTGTTAGCAGTTATGTTCTGTATTTGATAGGGATCCACAGAATAAATAGCATACATTATGATTTATCAATAGATGAATTTTTAAAATAGGAGAAAATTATGCCAGCATATAGAACAGCACAGGGCAAAATGGTTGATATGAGCCGTTTAGCCGCAAAGAATGAAAAAGTCAGAGCAGTGGGAAATATGAATGTAAACGCCCGTGGTGACATTGTTGATAGTAACAACCAAGTTATTAAAGACAGTACCAAACGTGTGAAAAACAACTATCAAAAAGCAATTGGTCAGCGACAGCCAAATGCTGTTAATAAGCCAGTGAATATTCCAAAGCCCAGTGCAATAGAAGATTTGACTTCGGAAGAGAAAGAATTATTTGATAACGATGAGGATATTAAAAAGTGAAATTAGCATTTGAAGCACATAAATTTAATAAAGAACAATTTAAGCCTATTAAGGATTATATTGTTGTAACCGATATGCATTTTGACCAGCGTATTACTACAAGTGGTATTATTTTGTTGAATGATGATATGAAGGGTACGGGCATTCGTCCTCGTTGGGCACAGATTTATAAGTTTGGACCAGAGTATGACGGTGATTTGAAAATTGGTCAATATATTTGTATTGCTCACGGTCGCTGGACAAGAGGAATTGATATTGAAGATGAAGAGGGTAAAAAGACGTTGCGTAGAGTTGATTCTAATGATATACTGCTAGTTAGTGACGAACCTATGCAAGACGAATACATTTCAGACAAAGGAGATTAAAATGGCAACGTGGAGTGTTAAACCTGAATGGAAAAAATCAATCATTGAACGTAATTACTTTACAAAAGATGATAACAGAGTAATGATTGAAACTGGCTGGCGCTGGGGAGAATTTACTGTTTATACAGACGATGACAATCCACCAGACATTGAATCCGGAGTAGATATCTATAACTGTGGATATGATGCTGAACTTGTTGAAACAAGTGACGGATGTTGGGAAGAACACGACATGGATGAGTGTGATGAAGAAACACAAGCATGGCTAGAAGAATTCTTTGAAGAAGGTAACAGTTGGCTTGACTTAGAAGAACATGGTTGGAGTCAGGATGAATGTGAAATGATTATTGATTGTGACTTGATTATTGAAAATATGGATACTGGTGAGGTTGTGGATAGTTCTAATGAGGCTGAGGCAAGAGCAATGCTAGAAAAACCCACACAGTGGCCATGGGGCCCTGAACTTGCGTCCACTATTGAAACAGCCAAATGGCCCTTTGATAAACCAAAAGAAGGTAAAAAGGAAGAAGAATGAATTGGTTAAAACGTAAATTACGCAGTTGGATTTTTGAAGAAGATGTAGTGGAGCAAACAAAATCCAGTCGTTTAATCTCAAGTAGAGATAGAGATATTGACCAAAATGGTATGAATTTTACTATTATGAGTGCAGTTGGTGGGCATATTATGCAGTATAGTCAGTACGATGAAAAGAATGACAGAAACGACCGTAGATTGCATATCATCACTAGTGACCAAGACTTGGGTCAAAGTATCGCACACATTATAACTTATGAAATGTTACGCAAATGAAGAATCAACTTTGGGTAGAAAAGTATCGTCCTAAAACAGTAGAAGATTATGTTTTTGTTAATGAGAATCAGAAACAGCAAGTAGAGGGTTGGATCAAAGATGGAAGCATTCCTCATCTATTGTTAAGCGGTGACCCGGGTACTGGTAAAACTACTCTTGCAAAAGTACTTATTAATGAACTTGGTATTGAAGAATATGATATTCTAGAAATCAATGCTAGTCGTGAAAATAGTGTTGATGTTGTGCGTGACCGTATTGTAGGATTTGTGCAGACTATGCCTTTTGGCAAGTTTAAAGTTGTATTGCTTGACGAAGCAGATTATTTGACCCCAGCAGGTCAGGCAGCATTGCGTAATGATATGGAAGCATATCATATGACTGCACGATTCATTTTGACTTGTAATTATCAACATAGAATTATCCCTGCACTTAAGAGCAGATGCCATGAATTTCACATCAGTAAAACAGATAAGACTGAATTTACTGCACGTGCGGCTACTGTGTTGGTAACTGAGAATATTGAGTTTGATTTAGATGCATTGGATAACTATGTAAGTGCTACTTATCCAGATTTGCGTAAGTGTTTAAATCAATTACAAGTAAATAGTAGTAGTGGTAAATTAATATCAACTTCTAATCAAACTAACAGTGAAGATGAATTACTAGTAGAAGCAACTTCATTGTTTAAGAGTGGTAAGATTTATGAAGGACGACAGATACTGTTACAATATCTAAGTTTGTATCCTAGCCGACTAGAAGATTTATATCGTTGGATGTACAATAATTTAGAATTGTGGGGCAATACAAATGAGAAACGTGATGCTAGTATTATTGTCATTCGCAATGGTTTGGCTAACTTGAGTTTAGTCGGGATACCTGAGATTAGTTTGGCTGCTACACTAATAGAACTTACAGGATAAAATTATGAGATATATATTAATTACTTACTTGTTCAAGGCAACTGGACAGATTGATGAACAAGTGGAGATTTCAAAAACTATTAAGGATAGGGACCATCAAACCTGTAATGTAATTATGGACTTTGAAGAAAAGAAAGTAGTGAAATGCATAATTCAAGGTAAAAAATTAGATACTGATTGGGAAAGATTGCGTAATTACTTTTACCAAGTTTATCCTGATGCGATTGATCGGATAGAGAAACAATTCAGTGATAATGACGAATAAAAAGGGGCGAATGCCCCTTTTTTTAACTGTACAAGTTTAGTACATGCTCTATTATTTTGTGTCGTTGAACATCTTTTAGTTCAAATTGACATATCTGCAACCCTGGTATCACCCCCTTTCTCAATCGATTTTGTAAGTCTAGTAGCCCATTGTCGGCTGTTTTTCTATCGGCTTGTTCAATGTCGCCAGTAATTACAATCTTACTACCAACGCCGATTCTAGTCATAATCATCTTGAGTTGACCAGGTGTTGCATTTTGCGCTTCATCCAATACGATATAGCTATTTTTAAAGTTTCGACCTCGACAGAATGCTAGGGGTGCAATTTCGACTATCTGTTCTTCTAGCATGTGGGCGATTTCCCTTACCGTATAATACTCACGTAAAACATCTAACAAAGGTCTAGTCCACGGCTCCATTTTTTGATTTAGATCGCCGGGCAAGAATCCATGTTTTTCATCTTCAACACCTACAGCTGGTCTTGTAAGAATAATACGGTCAACCTCTCCTGCTTTTAGTGCTTTGATAGCAGCCAGCATTGCTAGATAAGTTTTACCTGTACCCGCTGGACCACCAACCACAACAATATCTGTATTTTGGTCAAGTAGTGCGAGTATGTATTTTTCTTGATTAACTGATTTTGGTATTAATTGAATTGGTCTTTTGTCCAATTTAATACGACTTTGGTCGAAGTTGATTGTTTTATTTTCCTTTACATAAAATGTGTGTGAATCGTGTTTTTTGCTGTGTGAGTATCTTGTGTCTTGTTCCTGATTGCGTAAAGCGCCTGTCTTTCTTTTGCTCAAAATATTCTCCTTTGTAGAGCATGAGTTCTCATAAAACTCAATGTTATTTAAAGGCATTGGCCAGCGTCATAGTATGATAGTCTTTACTGAAAGTTTTTTGATAAATATTAGGCTAATCTTAAAAATTTAAATGCTTACACAAATAGCATTATGTGATAAATACAACTATGAGCAAATTAAAAGCAGACGAATTCTTTGACGATATCAATTTTGAGAGTATCGTCAGTACCATTAAGGGCATCTACACTAGTGATGGATCAATGAGCACCTTGCTTGATTTTGAACGAGTTTTGGATGAAAGCGATCTATATGCATACCGTAATTGGGAATTAGGTGAAGTAGTTTCTGGTCCTAATGTTAAAAGGTATAGTGTTGATTGTACCTTTATGTATCCACTAAAACTTATGCCCGATCCAAGGGGTGCTAAAAGATTGTTATCTGTAGGGTGCAACATCAAATTCAAAAAGACAAAAATCAAAGTTCCTATTGAAATTAAAAATCCAAGTGACTTTAAGCCCGGAACTCATTATCCTAAGATGATAGAACGTGAAATTTGGCTTATCCGCATTGAAATGCCAAAAGACTTGATGAATGACATTCGTGAGGGAAGTATTGATTTAGCTGGTCAAAACATTGACTTGGATGAATTAGATTCAGCATACGAAAATGATTTAGATACTGAAGGTAGTGAAACTGAAGATAGTCAAACTCAAGGGGCCGGCCCAGATCTGGGCGCTATGGGAGGATTACCTCCAGCACCCGGACAAGCACCGGCAATGGGAGGCATGTAATGTCTAAGATTCTTAATGAAGGTTTTGATTACCATGATTTAGTAGATCAGATAGTACCAGAAATAACAGTTGATGAATATGCCGCTAAAATGGGCGATGATGACGAAATTGTTACATTAGCATTTACTGTTAAAGGTCGTCAAGTTGGAGAAGATTTAGTTGATTGGTTTGAAAGAGGATATGATTGGGTATTGGATTCACAAGTAAGTGACGGTGAAATAAGTTCCGGCAAATATCTAGTATTCGTAGAAATGGACAGAAGAACATCTGTACCTGAAAGAATTTGTGAATTAATTGATGATATGGCAACATTAACTGATTTGCCATTAAAAGAATGGACAGTCAATTACGAAGATAATCAATATGATTGTGATGCTTCACAGTTGAAATCTGTTATGATATTGAGTCCACATGAATATCGTAAAACAAAAGAAACAGATTTAAATGAGATGCGTAATTTATCTGGTATGAATCAGAAAAAGATTTATAGTCAGCCAGATAGTATATTAAAAGATTTTATAGCAAAGGCAGGATTATAATATGGCTACGTTACTAGCAAAAAAAGCAGGACAAGAAGTTCCTATTGCAACCGATGATGAACACCATGATGCATTAGTAACTGATCCTAATATAAATCAATTCCCTCAGGGTAGTTCATTCGGAGAAACCAATGCAACAGCCAGCACAACAACCAGCGCTTCAACATTTGGCGCGCCTGCGTCAACAGGATTCGGTACCACCAGCCCAGGTTTTGGTGCAGTACCACCGGCCTCTATCGGATTCGGGGGTAGCAGTGCAGTTAGCACAGGACAACAAGCAGGAGGAAATATGGCAGGATCAGTACAAGTAACACAAAATCAAGCTGAGTCACTAAAAAGCGGTGGCGGAGCAATGAGTGAAGGTGGACAATCTACTGTAGCATTAGACCAGGGTTCTACAGATTGGATCAATAAGAAAATGCGTCCAATGATGGGTTGGATATATATGTTGACATGCACTTGTGACTTTGTTCTATTCCCTGTTCTATGGAGTTTATTACAAGCACTGAGTAAGGGTCAAGTTACAAGTCAATGGCAACCATTAACATTGCAAGGCGCTGGTTTGTACCATATTGCAATGGGTGCAGTTCTAGGTATTGCCGCATACGGTCGTACAAAAGAAAAAGTAGCCGGAGTAGCTTCATAAATATTGACTTAGCACATTTAACGTGCTATAATCAATATTATGGACCACTACTCAACACTGGGCGTTGCTAAAAACGCCACAACAGACGATATTAAAAAAGCATACAGACGAATGGCAGGCATTCACCATCCTGACAAAGGTGGAGATACTGCCGAATTTCAAAAGATTCAGCAGGCTTATGAAACACTAAGCGACCCTGGAAAAAAACAACAATATGATAATCCAAATCCTTTTGGGCCCGGAGGTGGTATGCCTGGAGGATTCCCCGGAGGATTTCAGTTTCATATGAATGGTTTCAATATGAACGATATCTTTGGTCAGATGTTTGGCCAACAACATAGAAACATGAGACCAAACTATAGAACCACAGTTCAAGTTACATTGGAACAAGTATATACCGGCGGTGAGCAAGTATTACAATTCAACTCTCCGCAAGGACCCGAAATCATTAAGATTCAGATACCCGTAGGGGTAGACGATGGTGCAACAATGCGCTATGATAATCTTATTAAAGATGGAATTCTTCTAGTAGAATTTAGAGTAATGCCTCATAACAGATTTGAAAGAGAAGGTCCGCATCTATATTCAGTACATGAAATTGATATCTTTGATTTGATTGTCGGTTCTTCATTTAAGTTTCATACTGTTTCGGGTAGACTATTAGATGTTACTGTCCCAGAAAAATCACAGCCCGGAAGCAAATTACGTTTGGCTAAAGAAGGGTTACCATTCAATGGATCATTTGGTGACCAATACATCTTGCTTAAACCCTTTATCCCTGATACAATAGACAGTCGTATAACTGACAGCATTTTGCAATATAAACGCAAGTAAATACCATTAAAAGGAAACAATATGAACAGTCCTGAAATTGAGGTTATCATTGAACAAGCCGTTAATTTGGCTAAAGCACGTAGCCATGAATATTGCACAATAGAACATCTATTACTATCATTAGTAACTCATGCACCATTTAAAAAGTGTTTAGATAATTATGGTGTTGATACTGAAACAATGACCAAAGAACTAGTCAACTATGTTGATAATCTACGAGCAATTGAACAGAAAAACATTACAGGGATAGAGATTCAACCACGCAAAACTAATGCATTAGAACGTGTAATGAATCGTAGTATCACTCAGGTACTATTTACAGGAAGAAAAGTTGTAACTACTATTGACTTGTATCTAAGTATCAGTGCAGAAACAAATAGCCATGCACATTATTTCTTGTTAAAATATGGTTTGACTAAAAATGAGTTTGTACCATATTGGCAGAAACATTATAAAAATAGCGACACACCAGCTAAATTGACTGATAGCCAAGCTAACGAAATCTTGGATGAGTACACTATCAATCTAAGCGAATTAGCACGTACTGGTAAATTAGACCCATTGATTGGTCGTAGTTCAGAATTGAATGACATTATCAATGTACTAGCTAAACGATTCAAGTCAAATGTATTGATGGTTGGTGATCCTGGTGTAGGTAAAACAGCAATTGCTGAAGGACTTGCACAGCAAATTTCAGATGGTAATGTTCCCGAGTTCTTGTTAGACCATGAAGTATACAGCATTGAAGTTGGCAATTTACTTGCCGGTAGTAAGTATCGGGGAGATTTTGAAGAAAAAATCAAAGCAGTACTAGAAGCATTGGTAGCTAAGAAGAAAGCAATATTGTTTATTGACGAAGCACATACCATGAAGGGTTCCGGTAGTGCTAGTAACGGCTCAGTAGACTTTGCCAATATGATTAAGCCAGCGATTACTAAGGGTAATCTAAAAGTTATTGCTAGCACAACGTGGGAAGAATACTACGAGAGTTTTGAGAAGGATCGTGCGTTGATGCGTAGATTCTACAGGGTTAGTATTGATGAACCATCAACTGAAAGCACAATCAAAATCTTAACTGGATTGAGTGTTAGGCTTAATGAATTTCATAATGTAAACATTACCGATGACGCAATTACTGCCGCAGTAGAAAGTGCTACACGTTATATTCATGACCGTAAAAATCCAGACAAGTCAATTGATTTGTTAGATGCGGCATGTGCTAAACAACGTGTATTGGAAAACAAGGGTGCAGACATTACTAAAGAATTAATTTACGAGCAAGTAGAACGAATTGCTGGTGTGCCCGCAGATAAACTCAAAGATGATAACTATGACAGAATTCATGCATTGGAGAGTAATATCAAAGATAGATTATACGGACAAGAGGAAACAGTAGATAAAGTACTTGAGCGTATATATGTAAGTTTTGCAGGTATTGGAACTCAAACTAAGCCAATGGCAAGTTTCTTATTCTTAGGCCCAACTGGTACTGGTAAAACAGAATTGGCTCGACTACTAAGCAAGAATCTTGATATGACATTATTGAAATATGATATGAGTGAGTACTCAGAGAAGTTCAATGTGTCAGCATTGTTGGGCGCACCCCCTGGATATGTAGGATTCGGTGAGGGTAGTTTGGGTGGTGGTAAACTTATCAATGACTTAAGTAAGAACCCGCATAGTATTCTACTATTTGATGAAGTAGAAAAAGCACACCCCGATATCTTTAATATCTTCTTGCAATTACTTGATGATGGTCGTGTCACTGGTACTAATGGCAAAGAAGTTAATGCTAAAAACTGTATCATTATTATGACCAGTAACTTGGGAGCAAGTGATAGTGAGCGTAATCAGATAGGCTTTGGTAATCAAGAACGTACCGGAGAAGATGATAAAGCACTTAAAGATTTCTTCAAGCCTGAATTCAGGAATCGCATTGACTTGATTTGTAAGTTTGGTAAACTAGATATGCTAGCAATCAAAAAAATCGTTATTAAATTTACCGATGACTTGAAGAAATCATTAAAAGATACGCACGATATTAGTCTACAATTAAGTGAACCTGTTGTAGAATATCTAGCTGAAAAGGGATATGATAGTAAAATGGGTGCTAGACCATTAGCACGAAAGATTGATTCATTGATTAGAGTACCGTTGAGTAAGAAAATCATATTTGAAAAGATTAAAAATAGTGTAATTGTTACACGAATTGAGAACGATGAAATTGTTTTCGATGTACAACCTAAATTAATAGCAGAGGTAGGGGAAGATGGGATTATTAAAATTAACACCGATCCGCAATGATGGCGTAGGCTACATTGATAATCGCGGTAGTCTGTATTATGGTAAATATAATTATAGGGCTAGGATTTATTGTGAGGGTATAACAATGTGCTGGTATGTAAAATCTGCTAATGACATTGACTCTTATATTGACAAAAGAGCTTCCAGATGGAAAAATGCTAATATAGAAAGTATTAAGAAATTTTTAGATTGGAAAAGTTCTTTGCCTATTGGTAAAGATCGCACACATACAATACGTATGGAAGGTAATATTGCATCTATATTTTCTAATGATTTAGATTTTTTAAAGCAGGTAGAAAATTTTGATTGCGAGTTTGACTATACCGAAGTTGACACTGAGGTACCTAAGGGTACTAAGTATTTTGTTAAAGAACCCACTCACAAATATAGGATCTATTTAAAATCTAAAAGAGTTGATGATAAATTTAAAGATGATTTATATAAATTTATAGATAGATATAAAGATACTGAAACTGTGATTGTTCCCAGTAATGCACTAAATAACTGGTTACTAGGTAAATCTAAACAATATTACTGGTATGGCCCCTATTGTTCTAGTCATTATTTTATTGATTATAACGATGATTCTATCACTACTTTGATTAGTATTATGTTTGGGGATATGGTTAAGAGTAGATTTAAACTAGAGAAACGCCCAGAACAATGATAAATACTCTATTAATGGAGTATTTTCATGGCAAAAATTGTAGAAGATGTATTAGTCATCAAATTCAGCAAGATTGTTAAGGATAGTGAGGGAGATAGTTCTCCCATTGCTGGTTCTGACGTTCATCAAGCACTAGAACAAGTAGCCCAAGAATTAGTAGGGGATTCTGTAGTTGTAGAGGTTGTGAAACCATAATGGCACAATCTACTACATTGCAATTATTGGGGCAAACAGCATATAACGCTGGATCTCCTAATCCGGTTGTTAGGGGCATTAAACAGCCCGCCGCTGCTTATTATTTAGGCAACGCAGATTTGCAGACAGTTACATGGAGTTTAAGTGGTGTAACTGGTACTATTATCATACAAGCTACATTGTTAACCGCGCCTAATGAAGCTACGGATAGTGATTGGTTTACAGTTTATTCTAATTCTGTAGTAGCATTAAGTGAAAATGGATATACAAATATCACAGGAAATTATGTTTGGCTACGTGCTAAACTTAATAACTTTAGTGCTGGTGTAGTGCAAAATATCAAGGTAAGTTATTAATGCAGACTATTGCCATTTATCCTGGTAGATTTCATCCTTTTCATAAAGGACATGCTGCCAGCTTTAAGCAATTAGCAGATACATTTGGTATTAATAATACCTACCTTGCATTAAGTCAAAAACAAGAATTACCAAAGAACCCATTTAGTGCAGAGGATCGTGCTAAAATGGCTATGGCATTGGGCATTCCTAGAAAGAATATTATCAGTGTAGCTAATCCCTACGGTAAAGAAGAATACGCAGAGCGATTTCGCAAAGCAGGTATAGACCCGGACCAAACTATCATGGTGTTTGGTGTAAGTAAAAAGGATATGGAAGGTGTACCGGAGTTAAACATTCCACCTGATCCTAGATTTACATTTAAACCAACTAAGAGTGGGCAACCTAGCTATCTGCAAAAATATGTCAAAGGTCCATTAGAACCAATGACTAAACATGCATACGTTGTAAGCACTGATGTAGCAGAGTTTCCCATAGCAGGCAAACCAATTCGTGATGCTAGTGCAATACGAGCAGGCTATGCTAAGGGTGATGAAGAACTAAGAAATAGAATATTAACTGATCTGTACGGTAAGGCTGCTGGATTAATCAAACCTGTTTTTGATAAGAATCTACAACTAAGCGAAAGTGCTAAAGCAATCATACATAAGTTACGTCCACTATTGCATGAAGCAACTACTGAACAAAAGATTCGTATACTACAATTAATCAAAGAAGCAACATCATTAAAAACTAAAAAGATAGATGAAGCTGAGGCTAAGATACATTTTTCTGATCCATCTGAAAGAGTAAATTTATACTTTGTTAATCAAAAATTAGCACGTGAGGGCAAAAGAGCCAACATTGCTAATAGTATACCATACAAGACAGTACCGGCATTAATTGATTTTATGATTAAAAAATATTATCCAGAATTTAATAAGCCAAAAGAAAAATTCAGTAGAAATGATATGGAATTGTATAATCGTATACATTCTTATTTTGAAGTAACAACAACTAATCAACCTGTAAAAGAAGATATAGATATTACTGCCGACTACTTAGAAGAAAAATAATTCGGCTTGGCCCTCAAGTTGTAAATATTACTATCATTTAAGAGGACCATATGGCAACAAAAAAACCAACTACAAAAGCTACCGCAAAGGCAGCAACAAAAGAAGCAAAAACTGTACCCGTTGAAAAGGTTCAGGAAATAGCTGACCAAGCACAACAACCCGCACAGCAAGCCCCGCAACCGGGTCAAGTGCAAGTAGATGTAGATTATCTACGTACTACCCGTGTACACATCGCAATGCCCTGCTATGGTGGCATGTTGACTGAGAGTACATTCATGTCATTTATTAAGTGGGCAAATACGGCCCGTCAACTTGGTATTGACTGGACATTGGAAACAATGGTTAATGAAAGTCTTATCAGTCGTGCCCGTAATACATTAACTGCTAAGTTCTTAGATCAAAAAGAATCAACACACTTGTTCTTTGTTGACGCAGATATTGGTTGGGAGCCATGGCACTTGCTAGTATTGTTGAATCGTAATGTTGATGTTATCGGTGGACTATATCCAATGAAGACTATGCCGATCAAGTGGGTAGTCAATGGATTTGAGGGTGCAGAAGAAGGCCCAGATGGATTCCAAGAAGTAAGTAAAGCAGGTACAGGATTCTTGTTGATGAAGCGTCATGTATTTGATAAACTTAAATCTCATCCAGCAGTTAAGCCGTATAAGAATGATATCGGACTTGACCCCAAATTTGACCAACACTTGAAAACATACTTTGACACAGCAGTGCGTCAAGGTCGTTACTACAGCGAAGACTGGACATTCTGTGAAAACTGGCGTGATATCGGCGGTAAGGTATATGTTGACAAGCGTGTATTGTTACGCCACAGTGGTAGTTATGTATTCTGTATGGAAAATCAGGACAACTTGTTGAACACAATTGGTCCTATGTACATTGAAGAATTGAAGAAGAAGCAAGCACTAGAAGCACAACAAGCACAGGCTCCGGCTGTAGAGCAACCTAGTGTTCCTGCTGTAGCTGCTCCAGTAGATGCTACTCCAAAGAAAGCTACTGCTAAAAAAGCTGCTAGCAAGAAAATTTAAACTTTAAAATTTAAACTAACCTTAAAGGGCTGTCATTGACAGCCTTTTTTCATAAATACATTATGGACCTTAAAGAATTACACGATTTCAAGCTAAGTGACGCATTATACTTTCATACCGATTTAAATCAAGCTATATTTGACGGTGATCATATGAATGACGAAGTTCGCCAACAATTACTAATTATAGCTGACGATTTCATAGAACATTTGGGAATAGACGATTTAGACGTTAAGGATATAACATTATCTGGAAGCAACGCAGCCTATTCGTATACTAAACACAGCGATATAGACCTACATATTTTAGTTGATATGACTGGTTTTACTGACGATGACGTATACCGTGAGTTATTTGACGCTAAAAAGATAGTATATAATGACCAACATGATATAGTAATTAACGGGTATGAAGTAGAATTATATGTACAGGATGCAAATGAACCTGTAATAAGTTTGGGTGAGTATAGTATATTAAACAATAAATGGATTAAATTACCTAGAAAGCGTAAAGCTAACCTTGACCAAGTAGCAGCCAAAGCAAAATTTAAGAAAATAGCCAAACTAGCAGAATTTGCCCTACGTTCTAATAGTTATGAAAAGATACAGGGCGTATTGAAAACTATTAAGAAATATCGCCAAGCTGGATTAGATTTAAATGGTGAGTTTGGACCAGAGAATTTAGCATTCAAAGCATTGCGTACACAGGGTATTATTAAAAGACTATATGAAAAACTAGATGAGTTACATAGTGAAAGACTAAGTTTACCTGAAAATAAAGTAATTAGAAAAGTAAAAAGAAATGATTTAGCAGATAGTTTGGCTAATGAGTTTACTAGATTTAAAACTGAAGAAGATTACGATCCAAATGGACCTCCTCCTGGTCCAGAGACTAAACCAACTATGCCTGCAGGTACGGTCAAAGTAGATGTTAGTGATGTGTATGATTGGTATAAGTTAGGTCAACATATCAGTAATCTTAAAGGATTAGGTAAACATGACTTTGGTAAGGGACCTCCTAGCACTATTATGGCGTTTGGCAGTGAAGAGGAAGAACATAAGTATATTGATGCTTTAAAGAAGACTGGATTAACAACAACAGACATTGATCCAGTTGATCCTAATCAACCTAAGAATATAAAACGTCAAAAGACTGATCCTACATACAATGTAAATGAAGTATTTGACCAACCGTACAAGACCAAATCAGAAAAGAGTGAGTATGGCGATGTTGATATGTTAGCCAAACTGCCCGATGGTACTAATATTAGTATCATGTTTAACAATCAGGGTGATGAGTGGCAAGTTGAATTTTACAGAAACAACAGCCAAGAAGTCACTGGCGAAGGTGATGCTCAACGAGTGTTTGCTACAGTGTTAACAGCCATGCAAAAATTTATTAAAAAATATAAACCATGGCGTTTGACATTCTCAGCTAACAAAGATGTTCAACCGGGACAAAACAGAGAAAGTCGTGCAAAATTATACAACAGACTAGTTCAGCGTTATGCAACAGCATGGGGATATGAACCATATGCTGAAGACCATGGCGACCAAATTGCATATGAGTTAACAAAATTAAAACAGAATGTAGCAGAAGTTTCAGGATATATACCCAGTGAAAAAGAAAAAAACGATCCAAGATTTAAAACGGCATTAACGGTAGATGTTAAACCAGATACAATTAAGAAGAATGCAAAAGCATTTAATTTTAAAGTAAGTAGGGCAGGAATTCCTCCCTTGTTGAGAAAATAAGGAAATATATGGCAACGGATCCAAGAACAATAATAGACCCAAATCAAGATCCAGGTTTATCACCTCAACCAAATAACACATTAACCTCTAATGTGGCTGATTATGATACAAGAGAGAAAAAGACAGTAATCATTGATTACACGGATCCTCCTTTATACGGAACTCCTGAGTTACAGATATTCAATGATCCTGGTGGTTCCAACGGACAAATACAATTCAACAAAGGTAATAGATTTGGTGGCGATAATAATTTAGTTTGGAATGCTAAAATAAGAACACTTGGCATATTAGGCAATATACGAGTAAGCGGCGAGATTTTAGGCAAACTTACGACAAACATATCTAAATTAAAAATCACAGGTGGTAATATAGGAGATGTATTAACTACTGATGGTCTTGGTAATATATCGTGGACTGATATTAATTTAAATTATGGCAACACTAATGTTGCTAATTACTTGCCTACCTATACAGGTAATGTAAATGGCAGCAATTTAATAATATCAAACACCGCTTACATTTATAATATTAGTAGTACTGGATTAACATCATTGACAACTGCTAATGTTAGTGGTAATTTAACTGCTAATGCAATTTACACTGATAATTATTTTTATGCAAATGGTAGTGTTGTGCCTATAGGTGTAGGTGGAAACAGTTTAGTTAACGGTAACAATTCATTTGCACTAGATGTTGATGGCAATGTTGTATTTGAAGGGAATGTAGCAGGCGCAGGTGTTAATCGTGGCCTAGTATGGGACTATGGTGCTAATGCCAACGGTGTGAACAGTCAAGTTCGCCAAGACAATGATGGCATAACCGTGCGTGCTTGGACTGAGAACGGCGGTGGCGCTAATGGATATTCAGCACCAGTTAACATAGTCACCAATCAAGATGCAAACACAAAACAATGGATATTTGACGGCAACGGTAATTTAACATTACCCGGTAACTTAATAGTATCGGAAGGAAATATTGAATCGGTTACTATCAGTCTAGATTTTAGTTCGGCAATAACAGGTATCACCACTGGCAATGCTACCGTAATTGTCACTCTAGCAGATCCGGTGTTTGGAGATCCTGTGCAGGGTGAGGTAACAATCTCAGGTGTAACTGGTACAACCGAGGCTAACGGTGTTTGGGGTTACCAAGCAACAAACCCAAATGAATTCCAACTTTATACAGATGCTACATTAACAACACCAGTAGATGGCACAACTTGGACTGCTTATGTTAGTGGCGGCAATGCTGTAGGGGTTGGTACATATACTGACTTAACTATTCAAGGCGGCAATGTTTCTATCAGTAGCAATGACAACACTTGGGAATTTGGTAGTGATGGTAACTTGACATTACCCGCGGGTGGTACCATTGCTGAAGGTGGTGGACTTACTGGTGCTATAAAACTCACACCTGCTGGTGGTGCTAATGATAACCAAGCATTATTGATTTATCCCACAGGCACCGCTGAAGGTGATCACGTACACTTAACCGCAGGCGGCGGACCAACTGAACTGTATCTCGGCAGTGATTATCAATATGTTAAATTAGTCAATGGTGGCAATGTAGAAGTACAAGCATCCCAACCAACTTCCCCGTATGACACAGCAGCTTGGACCTTTGGAACAGATGGCAGATTGATCAATCTAGAAGGGTTAACCTTAACAGCTGGCGGACAATTTAATATTTGTACCATACTCACTGGCGGCAGTGGATATGATACTGGAAGTGCTTTGAAGGCAACCACTGGTGGTTCAGGCACAGGAATGACTGTAGGCATAGGCTATGGATTGAGTAACCAATTAACAAATGCTGATGTAGTAGATCCGGGCACAGGATATGTTGATGGTGATGTTATTACCGTGTCTGGAGGCACCGGTGGCACATTTGTTATCACCCAATACAATGAACAAGCCAATCAAGGCAACAACAACTTTATTGAATCCAACTGGGTATTTGACATAGATGGCAATTTAACATTACCAGGTAACACATTTGCTGTTAACTATGCTAACGGTACACAAGTATCAATTGGTGGAGGCAGTAATACAGGTAATGTTACATTTGACGATAATATTGTTATAGGTACTAGCAACTTAAAGTTACAACCTGATTCTACTAATAGTAGTGCTTATTTAGATATCTATCTAACCGGTGGCCCAGACATTCATATTGCTGGAAACGGTGAAACTGTAATTCTTGGAACTGATGACTTTGCTAATGTCACTGTCAATGTTGATGGCAATGTGTCTATACAATCCGGTAATGCTAGTGGCACAAATACTTGGAACTTTGGCACAGATGGTAATTTAACATTACCAGGTGACATATTTGCAGTTAATTATTCTAACGGCACACAAGTATCATTAGGAGGCAGCTATAGTAATGCTGACGTTGCTAACTATCTTCCAACTTACACAGGTAATGTTTCTGCAAATTACTTTATTGGTGATGGTAGTCAATTGACAGGATTACCAGCCCCAGTAGTTATACAAGATATCACCTCTACCGGTGCTATGAGCATAATGACATATGATGGCACTATAAAATATGTAAACTATGCTACCGTTGAACCATCCACAGGTAATATTACCGGCAACTATTTCATTGGTAATGGTAGTGCATTAACATCTATAACCGGCGGTAATGTAAGTGGTCAAGTTGGTAATGCATTGGTAGCAGGTACTGTCTATACAAATGCTCAACCAAATATCACATCATTGGGTACATTAAGTAGCTTAACAATAACTGCTAATATTACTAGTGGTAATGCTGATTTAGGTAACTTAGTAACAGCAAACTACTTTACTGGTAATGGATCGCTGTTAACTGGAATAACAGCAGGTACTAGTTATGCAAATAGTAATGTAGCAACATTCTTAGCAAGTTTTGGTAGTAATACAATCAGTACGACAGGTAATGTTAGTGCAGGTAATTTTATAGGTACTCTTGCTAACGGTAATAGTAATATAACTATTGCTGTGGCAGCAGGTAATGTAGTTACTAACGTTAACGGATCAACAATATTAACAACATATTCAGGTGGTATTAAAGTTGGTGGCAGTGGTATATTACAAAGCCCGGGCGGCGCAGGGTCTATTACATTAAATAACAACGGTGCTAACATTCCAACTGCTAATATCACTACTCAGTTGAATGTTACCGGTGCTAGTGGTGCAAACATATTAGGAACTGCAAATACTGGTATTGGAGCATTGAATGTTGGTGTAACTACAACACCATTAGCAAATACAGTAGCAAGTTTTAATAGTAACGTAAATTACTATACTCAAGTTACATTACAAAATAAGAGTACTGGTACTGACGCCACTGCTGATTTTGTAATAACTGCTGATAATGGTAGTGACACAGTAAACTACGCTGACTTTGGTATTATCAATAGCGGTTACGATGCTAACACACCTACAAACAGTTTAGGTAATATTGTGTATGCGGCTGACACATACATATATGCTCAAGGTAATACTAGTGCTACAGGTCAATCAGGTGGTAACTTGGCAATAGGTACAACTGTTGCTACTAAGACAGTTAAGATTTTTGCAGGTGGCGTAACATCAAATAGTATCGTTGCTAGTTTTGCTAATACTGGTGCTAATATTACAGGTAGTTTAAATGTATCCGGGAATATTACAGGTGCTAACATTTCTGGTAACATCAGTATTACAGGTAACGTTCAGGGTACAAGTAGTAATGTGTCACTAGTTGCAGGCAGTTATACAATGACCTTTGACAACACTGGTATCTTAACCTTACCAAGAATGGGCGGTGATGAAGGTGGTGAGATTAATTTAGGCATTCCTGCATCCAATACTACACTATCAACTCGGGTAGTTCTTGATGTTTACCAAGATAGATTGAGATTCTTTGACGGCAGTACCAAAGGTGCTTATATTGATTTGAGTCAAGCCAGCTCAGGTGTTGGAACCTTGCTTAACAATCGTGTAAGTGCTTTTGTCAATGCTGGTACTTTTGTAACCATGGACAATATCAAGGCTACTGTTACAACAACTGGCAATCGTGGCCTGAGTTTGGCCACAGTATCTGGATCATTTGCATATAGTATAGGTGGTACTTATGGTATGGCAACACCCGCTAGTGGCGGCAGTGCTGGTACAGGAACATTGACAACAACTGCTACTGCCTCAATATTTAATTGGGGCTTCACCAGTACCGGTGATACATCAACTTATATCTTAACTGATACTACAAATAGTAGGGCCTATCGTATCACACTACAAATAGGCGGTAGTTTCAACAACAACATGATTTCAATTGAGAGATTAATCTAATGATTATACAAGGTGTAACTTTACAGGGTGTAAATGTATATGACAATTCGTTTAATAGTAACGGTGCGTTGTTGTATGTAGATGCTGGCAACGCTGCCAGTTATCCTGGCACAGGAACAGCCTGGACTGGTTTATCAGACAATGCCAGCAATGCTATATTAGTTGGTAACCCTACCTTTAACAGTGCCGGTGTTGCCAGCTACTTTACTTTTAGTGGTACAGGTGCACAGTACGCTTCAACAACAGCAAGTAAGTTTAATGTTGCCTACACTGGTAAGACTGTTATAGTGGCCGCAAGAATGGCCAACAGTTCTTTTTCGTCCGGTCAATATCGTTGTTTGTTTGGAACCAATGGTGGCACTAGAAATTTTAATACCTATATGTACTTTGATGGATCAAACTTTAAACTACATTACAGTGCCAATGGCGTTGGAGGTTTTAGCAACAATCTATCAATAGCATATATGCAGTGGCTTGTTATCGCAATTACGCATACCACCGGCGGACTAGTAACTTATTATCTCAACGGACAACCTGTGGGAACTAACACTGGTGTAACATTTGCTCAATATGGCGCCAACAGTGGAGAATATGTAGCTTTAGGTGACAACTACTGGTACGGAGATATTGGTATGACTGCTGTATATGGACGGGCACTATCTGCGGATGAAATAACACAAAACTATAATGCATTATCTCTTAAATATTTCAGTGTAACTACTAATTTAGTCGCTTATTACAATCCTGATTTAACTACAAGTTATCCGGGAACAGGAACAACATTGTTTGATATTTCAGGCAACGGATTAAATGGTACAATGAGCAACATCACTTATACTGATCCGTACTTTACATATAATGGTACTAACAGTCAGGTTAATATTCCGGATAATGCATTATTAGAACCTGGATCTGGAAGTTGGACTATGGAAGCCTGGGCTTATCTTAGCAATACAGGTGCTGGAACTAAAACTATTCTAGGTAAATTTGATCCCGGAGGTGGCTCACAAGATGTGTCATATTCAATTCGTATAGCTACAGCCACCGCGTTCGCTCAATTTGGGGACGGTTTAGGTTCCTATGTCAACAGTACAAGTTACACAATGTCGCTTAATACTTGGGTACATATTGTGTATGTTTGGACAAACGGCGCCACTAAAACACTAGTAACTTACATTAACGGTTCTAGCATAGGTTCTGTGTCACATACCCTATCTAGCCTATTAAATACACCATCTAACTTGTATCTAGGCAGTTACAACAATGGAGAATATAGTCAGTATTTTACCGGACGTATAGGTATAATAAGATTGTACAATGCTGCATTGACTGCCAGTCAAGTACTACAGAACTTTAACGCTAACAGGTCAACATACGGTCTATAAGATTATAATAAATACAACCAATTAATTTACTATAAATAACAATAAATTTTATAAGTTATTTTAAATGATTAAACATAGACCAAAAGATACCAGAAAACATATGAATGTTGGATGGTTTGAAACATATCGTTCATTTAGCAATAACAGTTACTGGGATACAAACTATATCAATTACTCTATATTAGAGGTAATCAATGATGATAGG